AGGTTCGATAAGACTCAATAACAGTTTTATGTTTTTCTAAAATCTTATCTAAAACCTTTAGGTCTGTTTCATTATATTGTGGGTTAACTAAAGTTTCATATAATGAAGTAATAAAATGTTCGGTCATTGAAAGTATTGTAGAATACTTCTTTTCATAATCAGCACCACCAAGATATCTAAATTCAATATAGCCTTTTTGTAGCTTCTCAAAATTAATACCATAATACTTCTCTTTGACAAACATATAGTTTTTCCAAAGATTTTTTTCCGGTGATGGTTGAGTCATTCCACTCAAAGGTATAATAAACTTTATTGATTTTGCATAAACAGAATTTTTTCTGTTTGGGAAAGCTTCATATACTTTGTTTTCATCAAAATTAAGTACAAATTTACCTATATCTAATTTAGACATATTTGTAATAGGGCCTAGCTTCTTTCCATCAAATGCAATGTTAACATGAATAGAACATCTTTCATTAGTCTTTCCGTTTTCTCTAATCCATTTTAAAGTTTTAGCCATGACTAATTTAGCCTCAACGAATGGAAGAGGTCCTGTGACTAGCTCAATCATCCCGGTTCCACCAGAATTATCCGGTTCTAATTTAAATATATCTTGTGTAGGGGCAAAGTCACTATGAGCCTTTTCCTCTATCCTAATTGTTTTGTTTAATGTTTGCGCTAAGTTATCTTTTGTAAGATCAAGGTTTTCATTTGAAAAGAACTCAAATTCAAAACCTATCTTTGAAGAATGTATAGCATTTAGTTGTTCGTTAGAATACATATTTATCCTGATTTGTTTATATATTCTAAACCAGGATAAAGGTTATACTAAGTTCATAGTAATCTTACGATCACTGGTATTTACACTGCCAATTTTAACATTAACAATATCACCTTTTGAAACTTCAGTATTTTTTAACTTAGTTTTATGAATAAGTCCACTGATACCTTTTTCTAATTCCACAAATGCACCATACTTAGTAACCTTAGTAACTTTACCTTCGGTGATCATCATAGGTTTATACTTTTCATCAGCACCATCCCATAGATCAATTTTAGGACCTTCTTGACTTAGTATAATTTTTCTGTCTGAGATTATCTCCTTTGTCCAGAAATTAATTTCATCGCCAGGCTTAATACTTCTTTTATCAAATAATTCTAATGTTGCTTCATCCAATTCATTTTTTGGTATAAGACCTGTTAAAGATTCATTAAATTCTGCAAATACACCAAACTTAGTTGTACCAGTTACTATACCTGTAATATGTTCTTTGATATTTTCTCTAAGATTTTCTACAGCAGTAGGAATCATTGTTCTTAAGTATTCTCTATGAGATACTACTATAGTTTGTTTTTCGTTAGAATATGTAATAGGCATTACGATTAATTCTTTACCTACAAGTTTTTCAAAATTATGTAATTTATTTAAACCGCCTAATGAACCTGGCATAAAACATTGTACTCCACCAACTTCAACCCAATATCCTCCATGAATTAATTCTTTAACTTTACCAGTGAAACCTATTGTCTTATCTCCGATTGCATTGTAAATCTCATTACGTTTTACTTCATTCATTGCATCACTGATTGATGCATAAAGAGTACCTTGCTTGTAACTTTTAACTTTAATATCAACAGACATCCCAATTTCTAATTGGTCAACAATTTCTTTAGGTTCTTTTTCTAAATTACAAACAGCTGTATTCTTTCTTGATATATCTACTAATGCTTCTATCTTAACTTCAGTATCTACACCATCAATATTTTGAATCTCTTTTTTGATATATGCAATTTCACCTTGAGTAATATAGTTAGTACTCTCTTCAGACATTTGTAGTTTTTTAGCTTCATCATCAGCTAAATCATATAAAGCCATTGCATCTGCTGCATACATTTCAGTACACATTAATTTAGTTCCTTTAGGTACCTTTACTTTTACTACCTTTGTATCAAATGGATCATCACTTAATTGGATTGTGATTTCTTGTTCTGTCATTATTTTTTTATTAAAGTGTTATTATAGATTATATATTACTTGTATTGAATTCAATTATTATACCTTAGAATATTTAATAGTTTAAGATTATACAATTACACCTGGGCCGGTAGTTGCACCAACTTGTGCAGAAGGTGATCCTGCGGTAGCAACAGTAATTCCAGGAACTACGGTAGCGGATTTTATATATGCAGTAATTGCAGGTCCAGCAACTGCAGCAAAGGCAGCTGCGCCAGCGGCTATAACTTGATCTTGAGTAACTTCTCTGGCTGGATCATCTCCGGTTGAAAAGGCTGTCATGGCTTGCATCCCAGCTACGAAAGCTGCGTCCATTGCAGAATTAATCACGGGTGGTACTAAAGGCATAGTTTAAAGTTTTAATTTATAGTTTATATATTTATAAAGATTTTACCTCTTTCTGGCTTAATAGTGAAGTTGTCATTGGAGATATAGGTGGACTTGTTGGAGCTCCTAAATTACCAACATGATTATGCCCATTAAAATATGCCATAAAAGAATCACCTAATACAATCTTTTCACTAGCACCTTGACCTAACTCAATAGATGATGCATGATTTATAATTGTATTTTCACAGTTAACAATAGCATCTGTACAATTTATTTCGGTATTAGCCCCACTGTTTATAGTAAATTGTGCAGAGTGAGTAAATGTTATATTTCCATCATTTAACATTACTATGGAATCTCCATTTGCATTTATTATTTCAACTGAATTATCAGGCTTTATATTTATTGTAGTTGGACCTTCCGTTGTGGTATAGTCCATCATCAAACCTTTTTCTTCGGTAAAGAAAACTTTAATGTGTTCGCCTTCTCTCTCGTTTGTTACTTCAGTGCTACCAGATTGTAGATCACCTGTTAACCCAAATGCAGTGTCATATATTAATACGTGTGAATTAGGATAGGCTGCTTCTATCTCCGCCTTGGTCTCATCAGAAGGGTATAGTGATTCATGGTATACTGGGGAATAATAATTACCATTATCAAAACTTACTCTTACTATAGTTCCTATCTTAGGTACAGAAAATGTACCGCTTCCTGTGTTACTTCCACCTGAAGATGATACGGATGGTCTTGCCCACGGTAAAGATTCAGTAGGCATAAGGTATGCGCTGGCAGGATCTTCAGGATCTTCTCTTTGATCCATTTTACCATAAACTCTAACACGACATCTACCTTCAAATAAATCATCTTCAGTGTTCTCAACTATTCCTATCCATTGAGTACCTTTAAGATTATCATCCTTTAAATCTTTAGTTGTTAATTTTCCCATTATTCAAAAATGTTTCCGCCATTAAAACCACCACCTGGCCCAGATGGTCCATTACTAAATATATTATCATTTCCACTTAAATCATCCCCACTCGCAGAAGGTATTTGTCCAGAAAATATATTATCATCTATAGTTTGATTTATACCTTGTGATACCTCTCCAGCTAAAGCTTGAACGGCAGCACCGTTTAGCGAGTTAATTAAACCTTGTGGATTATTAATTGCACCTACTATATCATTTCGTAAACCAAATACATTACCAAAAGCTAACCCTTGTGTAAATGAATTAATTGTTCTCTGTGCAAAATTAGCTGCACCTTTTACAAGGTTATCTTTAAATGCATCAAACTTACCTTCAACAATATCACCAAACTTCTGTTTATCTAACATTTTATTTTGGAGATTAGTTTTACCATCTATTGAAGTTGGTTGTAATTTTGCCTGATCTTTTATAGCTGAATCATAACCAGAAAACTGAGCCTCCATTTCACATCTCCCATAACTCCATTTCATAGATGAGGTTGCCCATGAGCTACTCCCATCATTTGCAACATTAGCAAATACTGCACCGCTCGCAGTAGGATCCCAGAGACATTCCTCAAACCTAAATGTAATAGTTGAAGTATTATTATTTACAATTTTAGTTGTATCATTTTCTGGTGAATTAGGATTACCTCCAGTAGTAGCCTTTTTAACAGAATGGAATTTTCTAATTTCTAATATGTCAACATAACAATTAAAATACCTTAAGTTAATAGGAATAATGTTTCTTCTATATTTTACATCATAACATGCAGCTTTATATAAATTAAATAAAGCAGACATCTTTAAATCAATAGCTTCCAATAATCCTATTGTGATTCCTTCGCCATCTGCAGATCCACCATAACCATCCGTCATAACCATGGTTTTATTATATGCTTCGGTTATTCCTTCAATAGTTTGAAAATAATAAGGCCTAGATATTTCTATTTCTCTAATGCCTTGAATGAATGCCTTTAAATAACCTGCTCTGGTAGTTTGTCCAATAGCCTCTAAATAACCAACGGCAGATTCTCCAGCTGGATGAGAGTTTGACGTATTATGTGCACCAGGTTCGGCTGTTACTGAATCGCTGCCACCTGGTCTAGGTTGCTGAGGAGCTCCAGTGGTAGCCCCAGCAAATAAAGGACTCATAATATCAAACCTAATATTAAATCCTAAATACGTAGGATCGTCTATAGCAGTAACACCATTACCTCCACCGATAGCACTAAATGATGGGGAGACAAAGGATTTTGCAAATTCATAAGAACTTGGAAACTGTCCTGTTAAATTACCTAGCTTATCAGCATTTAAGTAATTTTCAGGAACTCCTCTCGGATCCAACGGATTATATAACTCAAGTTTAGGCATATAAATTTTTTTTATTTATTCTTTATGTTGTAGGAGTAACTTCCCTCCTACGTAAATGCAATCTTTGTCTTAAACCTTGCCCACCAGGCTGTGGTCCTTTTGTCATAAAATATTCTATTCCCGTGATAACATAAAAACCAGAAAGATATTCATTAATAACACCGAATTCATTTGATGTATCACTCCCTGCATTATCAGGGGTATCCTTTCTTCTTTGTGTATCAGTTGGAGCATCCTCATCATTCTCGGTAGCGGTTAAAACACCTTTTACCATCTGTGCGGTTTCCATCATATGACAATATATTCTACTATACCTTAATATAGCAGGATTTACAGTATCTAATTCCACGACCATTCCTAACTTATTAATTTCTGCTAAGTTTTGGAAATTTTGAATAGATGCATAGTAATAATTTTCATGAACATTATCACCTTGTGTACCTAAGAATTTAAATTTAATTTGATCATTTCTTGGTCCTTCTACTTCACCTTCAGGTGTTACTCTACCTTTAGTGACTGGTACCATACCGGGTGTGTCATTAGTTAAAGGATCAACAAATTCACTTATAAATTCTTTTGCATTAAGATCCCAATATTGTGTATATCTTTTATATCCATTATTTTTACTAATCTTACCACTCTTATTTACTTGCTGATATTTTGATATGTATCTAGCAGTACCTTGAAAATCTAATTGATTACTTATCATATTTGGAAAATCTGGATTAGTTTCGCTATCATCACCACTTCCCATAGTATCCATTGCATTCTGTTGAAACATTTGGCTAGCTTCTAAATCATCTTCTTGTCCAAAAAATTTATTGGCATCAACAAAGGTTAAATAATAGTAAGGGTCAATGTAAGCAGTAAAAAAAGATTCATCATTTAAATATGAATTGGACGTTATGTCCTGTATAAATTTTTCAGAAGTATCATAAGGATTTGTCCATACTTGTTGATCTGCGGTATCTTCTACATTAGAAGCATACCCTAATTTTAATTCTTCTGCAATTGAAAGTAAAGAATTCCAACTAGTATTATCCTGGAATTGTACCTTCTCTGTAAACAAATTTGGTACATTCATTCTACCTTCAACCATTAATAATGATGATGTATTTGTTGCACCACCTCCACCTAAAGGTTTAATATCTTCAACGGTAAAATCAATTCTTATTGGCTTAAATGTTGTTTCGTCACCTTGTGATCTAATGTATAATTGAATTAAATCCCCATCCTTAGGAAAAAACCTAGCAGTAAACATACCATCCCTATCATAAAAAGAAAACCTACATGTTGGATAAAACCCGGTTGATTCTAATTCAAACATTTCTAGCCTATCACCCTGTACTTCATAATTATTAATTTTAATAAGTGGTATCATCGTAGAAAACTTTGAAGGTTTTTCTTTCATAGTTTCACCATCCGAGTTTTCTGAACCGCTTTCAACATCAGTCATTTCTAGCTCATCAAGTACAATGGTAGGTTCTACCACAGTTAATATATTTCTTTCTACTGCAGACATAATTAATTAGTTTGAGATTTCTTTAATGTACTTTTACTTTTTAGATTAGTTCCTAATTGAATCTTTCCACCAGTATATGTTTTTGCTTCTTGGCCAGGCTGTAGCATATTAGGAGGCATTGGCTGTTTGACACCTGCTTCACTACTTTTCGCTTTTTCAATAAGTCTCTGCATTCTCCCTTGATCCTTTTCACTCTGTCTACCAGTATCTATGTATGCAGCTTGTGCAGTGTTAGGTGTTGTCGCAGGATTAGGTTTCTTATAAACTATATCCTTTCTTTTTAAATTTGGAATAACTAAAACATCACCTTCATTAACACTAAAAGGATTAAAGATATTATTTACTACACAGATAGCATCTATGAATTCTCCACTACCAAAATAAATTTCTGATATCTTATCTATTCTTCCTATCTGATCCATAGTAACATAATGTAATGCCCTAACACCAAGATCAGAATCATAAATAAATGATGGTGCAGTAAGGTCCCAATAACCTTCACCTGTTTTATCTAAAGTTAATTTATTTTTTAAAGTTAATGATTTTACGTTCATATTCAATAGTTATATTAAGAATCAATAAACATACTAACAGTGTTAGAAATATACTCGGCTGAATCACTAGTAGCTTGTTTATTTGGATTATTTTTAATGTTACTTATCTTATTGCTTTTTGCTGATCCGGCAGGTGCACCTTGTGTTGCTTGTGTATTTGTTTTCCCAGTCTTAACTGCTCCATAAGTTGCAACATCTAAACCTGCTAAATTTAAAATATCTTCTTCACCTTCTGCTGAAGCATAAATTCTACCACGGCCTGCATTAAACATATTTTCTATATCTCCTTTATCTCTAGGCTTACCGTGCTTAAGATCAATTTCAAATTTTACTTCCATTGGAAAATCATCATAACCTAAACCATGTCCTAATGTCATTGTTGAATTATCACAATACATATTACCCATTGTTACAATTGGATTTAATGGATTCCCCACAGTAACATGCCAATCACCAGTAGGCTCAGCACTAATTAAAGCTTTAGATGCCTGTGTACCGGAAACAGCACCAACATTATCACTTAAGAAACCACCTAACATATTACCTAATAATGTTTTACCAACTTTAAGTATTCCTTCAATTCCACTTTCAGCCGTTACATTACCGTCAGCCCCACCAAACACACTTTTAAATCCGGTTTCAACATCAGTAACTACACTTCCAATATATCCACTGAAGTCACCTTGTTTTAATTTATTAATATCTCCAAATTGACTAGCCACTGCACCAGCACTACCATAGTATCTTTGGCCGCCTCCGAAGAACTGTCCATTATTATAAGTCATAGTTAACATATTACTAATGATGTCAATCATTGCAATTTTAGGATTAACATAATTAAGAGATTTTAGTTCATATTCAAAATTAAGTTTTAAGTCATTTGAAAATTTCATACCACGATCTCTAATCTGAGTAGAATCAATAACATTAACAGGACCTATTACAAAGTTGGCATAAGTGGTTCCTAATTGGTCTCCAGTACTCATATTCTGTTTAGCAAACTTTTGCCTTGAACTGATACCTTTAAATGCATCAGCTGTTGCTCTACCAACACCACCCATCTTAGAATAAAACGGCTGAGAAGTATAACCACCATCACCGCTACTGATATCTTCCATTTCAGATTTAACTTCTTTATAATTTAACCCATAAGACATAGATAAAATTTCATCTAATTTATTACCTGCCTTTTCACCTAAGTAGGTAATAGCGGTAACACCTGCAGTTTGAGTAGCATCAACATTCTCAGCGGCTCTAGGAGTATCTGGATCCTTTCCTGCAATATCCATTTTTAAATCAAATATGTTATCATTTACTGGTGTTGGGAACCTTCTTAATGTTATTAAATGATTAACAGGAATTTGTTTGTAATATTTACAGTATAAAAAATCTTGTGCAGTATATCCAATTCTAGGATAATTAGTATTAAAATATTCTATAAGCTTAGCAATAGAAACATTCTTTGAATCGCTTCCACCCATTGTGGCATTATCAGCATTATCAAAAAAATCATTAAACGGTTTACCACCAGTTAATCCTCCATGCATACCTCTAAAATTAAATAATGCATACCTATTAAATATTGATCTAGGTATAACAGCTTTCATACCGAAAGCAACACCAAATTGATCAGGCACAGCACCGTTTGAATAAAATGATTTAGCAATAGCAGTTTCAACCCCATGAGCAAACCCAGTAGATTCTCCACCAAAAACACCTAGCCTAGTTGCAGTTGATGAGTTAGGATTAGGTGGTGTATTATCATTTACACTGCTATTTCCTGTTGTGTTTGTTGAATAAGGGCCTCCGAACATAGTTATAGTCTATTTTTAGTATATATTCAGCCTAAGCTGTTGAGATACTTATCGATGTCAATATCTCCGTTTTGGAATTTATCTACCCAGCCTTTTTTAAACCTAGCATTAAACTCTTGTGGGCTATCAGTAGAAAGAGAACCTTTAAAAAATGGCCTTGATGATATATCTCTTATTTCTTTTAGGTTTTTTGATATTATATAAAACTGAACTTTTTCAAACAAACCTTGTAAATCATTTTTAGTTTTTTTACACATGACAGATTCTACTATTACATATAACCGTTCTCTATCACTTTCATCAAACCTATCCTCTAATGATTTTACATTTTTAAAGTCTTCTTTTTTAATAGGCATTTTTCTAGCTCTATTATTAAACTCATATTTAAAATTCATATCAAAAAAATGAGACTTAAGATACTTCATATTATCATACATCTTAATAATACGAATTTGATATAAAGGATTAATAGGATCCCATTGGGTATCTACAATAAGACCTTTTACTGGCAATAAAACATTAGGCCTACTAAAAGATGATAGTAGGCAATACACAGTTTGTCCTTTGGTAAATATTCTATGGGCTTTCATTCAAACTCTATGACATTTTTAAATAGCTTAGCGCTACCATTTACATTAATGTCAGGTGAATGATATATGTTATATGTTATGTCGTTATTAGTCAAAGACTCTACATATGATTTTATCCCGGTAACAGTATGTTCATTTAAATTACCTAACACATAAAAAATAGATACAGCATTTCTATCAAATACCGTTTGTAACTGTTTCATTAAGTATGAAGATACAACGGCATCAGATGGTTCAAATTGATAAAAATCATTTTTCGTTAATTTATTAAAAATGTCCATATAATTGATACACTCAATATTTCTTGGTACATTTCCTAAAAACGATTTTACTTTTACTGCGTCTTTTGAATATATGAAATTAAATTCTATGTTTGTTTCCATTCAGATAATAAATCGATCTCAGCTTGGAGTTCTTTTATTTTACTTTCTATTTCTTTTTTGTTAGGTTCATAATGAGTTCCCCACTCGGTGCCAATTTTTAAAACTTGTTTTTCAAATTTATTACCGCAATCTAAACCTAAGTCATCAGTAAGTTCATAAAAGAATCTCATAATATATTCAAACTTATTCCTATGTTCTTCATTAGATTCAAATACATCGGTTGAGGTCCACTGTTCTTTACCACCACCATGATTATCATTAATCACTCTTTTTATTACTCCATTTCTGGCAGGTTCTAAAACAATTTTAATCATTTAATCTTTTATTTAAAGATTCTCTGGCTTCTTTCATTAGCTTCCTAGCAATCTTTTTATCAGTATGCCAAGTTTTTTTATCTTTAACAGATAGGATAGCATTAGCTTCTCTTAGCATTTCAATCTCACTTTCATTATATCCTATTTCTTTCCATGCTACTATCTTTTGACTTTCCATACTTTCTAAAAGTTCTGATATTCTTTTATCTTGCGCGTCTACTGTAGCTGCATGCAACTCTTTCCCTCGTTTAATATTTTCTCGAGTAACTTCCATCCACTCATGAAAAGGTAATTTACTTTTTGCTTTAAGAAGTCCTTGATACTTCATTGCTAATCTTCTCTGTCTTCTGTTTGGTGCCTGTGTCATATGATTGATTTTATTATATATTATAGCTTAAATTGCTTAGTCAATTTTATACCTGGTTTTAATTAGCTCAGTGATACTATCAAAAAGACTATCTAAGATTAAGTCATCTGATATTTGATTTTTAATAAAAGATTCTAATTCATCATTAACTTCATCTAAATCAAATGATGAACTAATAATTTCATATATAGCCTTTTTAGGAACTTCTATCGGAAAGGTAAGATTAAGCTTTATCTTATCATTCTTTTTCTGTTTGTCAAATAGAGTTCTTATTGGAGACGATGGTATTTCTTGTATTGGTATTTTTTCTTTATAAATATCGGCTGCTTTTTTTAAAGCAGGTGAAGGTGGTTTAAAATCTAAAGGGTCACCATCCACAGGTTCTAAAAATTCATTAAGTAAGTTTGTTGCTATTCTACCTCCGCTATTAAAAATAGTCCATTCACCTTCAGTAGACTTAATAGTTTCAACTGAACCAAACTTATCACCTTTAATCCATTGTAAGATTACTTCTTCTGTATTTTCCATACTTGTATCACTTTATAATTATTATACTCAGAAAAAGAAAATTGTTTAATTAAGGGGACGCATCTGCTCCTTCAATAAGCTTCCATGTACATCCTAGATCATTACTACAAGGATTGTCATCATTTGAGACTGAATCCGTAGCAACCGCTATTATTAAGCGATCGTCAAATCGGTCTAGATTAACACCACTTATTGTAAGAATACTATTCATACATACTTGAGCTCGACCGGTCCCGCTATTAAGGTTAGAGACAGTCATAGTAAGTGAGTTGGCTACATTAGAAATCAATTCATATTCACCAGTTCCATTCAATGGCTCATTTGAACACTTCCATCTATATAGAGCAACCACTATTCTTCCAGTTACAGGAACCGAGAATGAGTTAACCGAGCTTTCTGCTGTCCATGTAGCCCTATATGTAAAACTATCTCCGTCAGTATAACTATTGTTAAGTATTATACCAGATGTAGCTAACCAAAATAAATCTGCTGAGCCGGAACCTCCTACTATGGTTGCACCAGTACCGGGGGCTAGACCAGTCCAATTTGACGAAGCCCACCCAAGACCTTGGTTTGATGTGGCACTAACATCGCCAGTGTTATTTATCAAGAAAGTAGAGTTTAATAAATCACCTCCTATGTATCTAGGTAATCCTCCAGCTATAGCCATTGAACCTTCTGCGACAACAATACTAGAATTTCCACCGGCTCCACTAACACCTTGTATACCTTGGGCACCTGTACCAAGCAAACCTTGCAAACCTTGGGTACCTTGAGCTCCTGTCGTAGGTGCAGGGTATATACAATATGTATAGGTGTTAATTGAAGGTCCACTAGCAGCTGCTATAGTATAATTTCCAGTTTGGAATGTAACACCTAAAGCATCATATCCAACATTAGCTGTAATACTGTTTACTGTATATAATGCGTCTATACCATTAAGAGATACCCTAAGTGAAATAGTATCACCCACACTAAGGGTAACTGGATGGTTAATATCAGTACCTATATAAATTATAGTAACACTACTTGTGGTACCAGAAGAATTCAATGCAATCTGATCCGCTTGTGGGGAAGACAAAGTATTAGTTACGCCGTCCCAACCAACTGTATTTCCAGGTATACAACCGGAACCTATTCCACCTCCACCTTTAGGACCGATGGTTCCTTGTACACCTATAACTCCTTGTAAACCAGTAGTTCCTTGTACACCTTGCGGTTGAATACAATAAACAGTATCAGTTGATGAAGAGAATGTTTGACCAGAACCACCAATATAAGATACGCCCATTACTTGACCGACTACAACATTATTAACCAGATATGTATCAGATTCACCATCACTCTGTGATAGCGATATTCTATCTCCCGCAATCGCAGTACCTAATGTACTTGATGATGTGGAGCTTACAAACACTTGAGTAACAGCAGTGGCATTTGAATTATTTATAGCAAAGGTTCCAGCATTTGTTGAATTAGTTATAAGTACCTCAGCACCTGGTATTATTTCACAGCCTGTATTTAGCGGTGTTGTTCCTATAGTTCCTTGTGAACCGGTATTTCCTACAGTTCCTTGTAAGCCTTGGGTTCCTTGAGTACCGGTACCTATGATACCTTGTAAACCTTGAGTTCCTTGCGTACCATCAGTTCCTTGTAAACCTTGTAAACCTTGAGTTCCTTGTAAACCTTGGGTTCCTTGAGTTCCATCAATTCCTTGTGTCCCATCAGTTCCTTGTAAACCTTGCAAACCTTGAGTTCCTTGTAAACCATCAGTTCCTTGTAAACCTTGTAAACCTTGAGTTCCTTGTAAACCTTGAGTTCCTTGGCTACCTAAACCAGAAATACCTTGTAAACCTTGGGTACCTTGTGCGCCAGGATCTCCGTTACCAACAAGTTTTGTTAATGTTAAACTAGCATTTGAAATTGTAAAGGTATTAGCAGATGTGATGGCATTCATTATGATGCCAACAGTATCACCACCATTAAGATCTAAAATATCAACCATTGATATATTAGTACTACCATCTATATTTGTTATTACCTGAGTTTCTCCTGAAACTCCATAAGGACCTCCATTAAGTAGCACCTCGGTTGCAACATCATCAACAGCACCGGTTAAAAATCCAGTTATTGAAACATTTAATGCATATTCGCCAGCTTCAGCGGCATCTATTTGTAATGTCCCAGTCGGGTTTGGGCCACCTCCACCTATATTGAGATATCCCATTTGATTCCTTTCACCTGAATTAAAAGGTATACCTCGATCAAATCCAGACGCAGCAGTATCAATTCCTATAGAAGAAGAATCATTTGTAGTTAGTATTAACGAACCGTATGCAACGGATCCACTTATAGAACCTGATAAACCTTGAGTTCCTTGAGAACCTGAACCTTGTACACCTTGTAAACCTTGTGTTCCTTGAGAACCTGAACCTTGTAAACCTTGTAAACCTTGTGTTCCTTGTAAACCTTGTGTTCCATCAGTTCCTTGTAAACCTTGAGTTCCTTGTAAACCATCAGTTCCTTGTAAACCTTGTAAACCTTGAGTACCTTGTAAACCTTGAGTTCCTTGTAAACCATCAATTCCTTGTAAACCTTGTGTTCCTTGTAAACCTTGGGTTCCTTGAGTTCCTTGTACACCTATAACTCCTTGTAAACCAGTAGTTCCTTGTACACCTTGCGGTCCTTGCGGTCCTGCAGGCCCTTGGTCACCAGTTACAACAAATGATAATAAAACATCCTCATCCATTGTAAACGGTGCAACTTCAGTATATGCAACAGGTACAACTTCTAATTCCCACCATGTACCTCCAGTAGAAGGCCTGTCATATACTTCAGTTATTTGCCAAAGTATAAATTCATTAGCATCAGATTGAGCTGTAATTCTAACATGACCTTTAATTGGATTTGTAGAAGTTGCTATTGTTTGTAAAAATGTTGATATGTTATTCCCGGTAACACCAAAGTCATTAATTGACATTATAGTAGATACATTTTGGTTTACATTATTTACTGCAACATAACTAAATCCTGGATCATCTACAACGGTGGTTATATTAAATTGATAATCAAAAGATGCACCACCAAAACCACCAGCATCACCTTTAGTTCCTTGTATTCCTGTAAAACCTTGTAAACCGGTTCCACCGATTGTTCCTTGGGACCCTGCACCTTGTGCACCTTGTGATCCGGTAGGACCTACTATTGTTGAAGCTTCACCTTGGACACCTTGTGTACCTTGTAATCCAAAGCCATCATTTCCTTGTACTCCTTGGATTCCTTGAGTTCCTAATATACCTTGAGCACCAACAGTTCCTTGTAAACCAAAACCATCATTACCTTGTAAACCTTGTAGTCCTTGGCTACCGGTTATACCTTGAGCACCAAGTAAACCAGCAGCAGCTGCTGTTACATTTACCCAATTCTGACCATCATATTGTAAAAACTCAGATGAACTAGCAGAAGATGCATTAACATTACCTAAGCTATTTATATCAGTATTATTATTATTAAGTGTTGCTAAATCAATTAAAGACGAATCAAAATTATAAACAACAGATTGATTAGGTATATTTGTAGCAACAGCTAAAGGTTCACCTAATGTTGTATATGTATTAGATGCGTTAAGTCCTTTGAATGTTAAAGTAGTACCACTCATTCCACCAAATATATTCTGGACACCTGTGCCTATACCTATATTTAGCCCTTGGTTTATTTCACCACCGGCAGAAGAGTTAATTAATTTAATTGCATTAACAGTACTGTCATATTGTAATTGAACGCCGTCACCTGCAATTAATCTAAATGTATCATTTGCGATCGAAGAATTTAATTCAAAATCATTAGCAGAACCTAATGAAGGCGTAACTCCTGTATAATTAACAACTATTTTACCATACCCATTAGCTGAACCTACAGTTACATCACCAGTTCCAATACCACCAATAATATCCCATTCATCTGTTACAAATGTACCTTGTGTGGTTCGTGTATTTGCTCTCCACCAAACTAATGTCTCTGATACTACACTAGTGGAGCCACTAGGTTCTATTACTTCTACAGGGTGATACACAATATGACCAGTGTCGTATGTTCTATTATCTACCCACGGGTTTGCTACTGCCTTAAAATTTTCATCTACCTCACCATTAAAAAGTTCCCTTTTAACTTCATTTCTATAGAGGATATATTCTTTTAGATTGAATGCCATTTAACCTATTCTTTTTTTATTTATTCAGGAGGTTCAGGAATAATATTAACATCATCATAAGGAAATTCTGCAACATCATCCTTTTCTGTAAATGCTATTCTTAATTGATTTAAATACCAAGTTCCTTCTGACCAGCCTGGCTCTGCATAACATGGTGAATAAATGCCTGTTGTATATATTCTGTTGATCTCATTCCAAAATGCTTGGTAATCTTCCACCGCTTTGTTTATAAAACCTACTTGCCTATTTGTTAGTACCTCTCTTTGTTTATTTCGTTGTATATCAAAGGAAGAACCTGAGGTAAGTTTAAAAATACCTGATACATCTTCACATCTGTATTCTGTTGTAAAGCCGTATAAATCACTAGCTCCTATAAACACTTCTATGGATACTAAGTCTCCAACGAAACATGGATCAAAAGGTACATAATTATTTTGGTAAAATAATTCAATTTCTTTAATACTTTTAAAATCAGTGTATGTTGATTTATTATCAGCTATATCAAAAAATCTCATGCGAATTTTTGACACTGCTATTTTATACTTTTTTAAGTAAACAAAAAAGTCTAAAGAAAGTTTAAATGTTAATGCTTCAACGACCAAGAGGCTATACTATTTTTTGTATATATTCAGCTCTTTATTGTGTGGTAGTCATTTACTAGGTTAGAAATTTTACCGTGAGTAACATTACATTCATTAAAAATTTCAAGGTGAGCAGTATCTCTATAATCTTGAATCCAATAAACATGTTTAAATCCTGCATTAACCAGAATCTTAGTACACATTTTACACGGTGATAATGTTAAGAGTATTATATAATTTTGTGGATCATATTCCTGAAACTTAGCAATCATATTTACTTCAGCATGAATAAATCCACTTTGTCCTGGTGTCAAAGAATCTTCTTCAGTTCCAGTATCATTATTAATTTCAGCTCCACTATAAGAGCCATTATACCCAAAGCTTGCTATTTTACTAAAGTCTTTTTTTAAGGCCATGCAACCAACCTTAGTAGTAGAAGAATTTGAAAGATCTCTAATACTTAATAAAATATTAGTGAATGCTTTTAACTTTATTTGAAGTCGCTGAAGTTTGGGATCCATTTTTGTTTAATTAAAGTAGCCTTCATTTTTACCTCAGGTAAATCTTTATTAAGACTGTTTGCAATTCTTATGTTTTCTTTATCGTCATCAAAGAATTTAAAATTCCTAAATCCCATTTGAACAAATTTCATAAATGCGTCCTTTTTCTTCTGTGCAGTAGAACCCGTGAATCCTAAATTAGGATCATTAATTGCAAATATAAAATCAGGGTTAACATCTACACCGTTATGCATTAGAAAATCATAGATAAGCTTTGAGTCATCTCTCGCGGTGATAATTCCAACAGCAGTACCTTTTGCGATTGTTCTTTTAAGTATATTAAAAACCCAATCAATTATTTTACCGGCTTTAAGAATTTCTAAATCTCTAAAATCATTAAAATCAAACTCATCATGAGGCTTGGTTTTAAATGTATTAAATTCTTGCGGCGTAAGATCTATCTCATACCCTGTCTTTGGATTAAAAACTTTAATTTTACTTTTGGTTACAATCAAAGTATCATCAACGTCAAAGACAGTTATGTCTTTCCCCCATTTTCTATACTTTTCAAATAATTCCATACAATATATATTAGTTAATTTCTGTTGATTCACCACAGGTGAGATATGGAATGGATACATTAACAATTTCTTCCATTCTCATATATGTGTTTCACTACTGGGAACCTTAATGAATATCCACCATTTTGGTTTTGGCTTTCTTCAAAATATTGAACAGTTACAGTTTTACCTAGAAGTTCATTATGATTGTTAAGGTAATGTTCTCTCTGTTCTTTAGAGAACCCAGATCCTACACTTACACGGTTACCTTTATGTTCAATAATAATATTACTTAAACCTTCTTTTTCAACTTGTTTTCCATTTTCTGTCCATCTCATTGTACCGTTCATGCATTCTAGTATTGTATATTCAGCATCATGGAATTTTTTAACCTTTAAAAGATTATGGCTTCTTTTACCTTCATAGCCAATATTCTTTCTAACCATGATTCCTTCAAACCCAGCCTCTTCGGCTTCTTTTGCCATTTCAGTAAATTGCTCCTCGGTAGTTAATTGTTCTTGTGGTAAGAATTCTAACATAGAAGAGTTAATGTTTTCTGGAAGAATATCATATCCATTCTTAAGTCTCTCGGTAAGAGGTGTAGTTCCAACCTTATCATCAAATTCGTCTAAGGTTAAAAAATCAAATATAAAGAATTTAGGATTTTCAATTTGATGATCCTTCTTTCTGATTTGTTTCATAATTCCTTGGAAGTCTTCATTACCATCTTTATCTACCATACAGATTTCTCCATCTAAAATAAAGTCTCCACCTATCTTAGAAATTTCATTTTCTAAATTACCTAAGGTTGTAAATTCTTTACCGTTTCTTGAAAAGAATGTTACAGTATTCATTTCCTTTCTACAGATACATCTTACACCATCCAATTTTCTGGATCCGTACCATTCTCCACTTTGAAAATCCACTCTCTTAGGATTATATGCATTTGCTAAAGCGACCTTAAAGGTTGGAATTAAATCTGGGTGGATTGCCTTATTAATAGAAGTAGTACCACATCCCATATTAAGGTCTCGGTTTAGCATATAGTAAATAATATCTTCCCATTGTTTATTCTCTAGGACGAATCTATTTACATTTGCAATTGCAGTATGACCGGTACATACCCTATTTCTTAAATCATCCAACAAGGTAAAGATACTACCGTATGTATTTGGGTGACCTAGTAAATCTGAATTCTTTTTGCAATTCTTAGGAGTTACATTATATTTAAAATAAGGATTGTAAGTATAGAAGAAAACTTTTTGGAGAAATTCTCTATCAGAATTTTCGTCAGAGTTATCGGCATACTTTTTAAGAGTTGCAATTTTGTGATTTCCTGAAGAGGAAGAACGCATTTCATCCAAGAAGGATTGTAGATAAGTAAGGTTTGTGTATTCAGTCATATTCCGTTTATTTAATTATATTATAAATATAATAAAAAAAATTGGGAATTGAAAATTTTTCTAGGACTTTTTTCTAAAAGTTATTAACAATTTTTTATTTGGTCCTGTATCTTTTTAAGCTTTGCGCATTTTTCAAAATCTTCTTTGTTTTCAAAATGTAGTAAAATTCTATCCAAGCTTTTAATTTTATGTTTGGCAGTTTTTTCATCATACTGAAGTACCTGGTCAGGAAACATCATTATGGTATTATAACATAGGTTCATATATTGATCCCAACTAGTATTTTCTAATTGGTCTAATAGTGACCTCATAAATTCATCGTTATCAAACTCTTCCATCTAAGTCTTTTACTTTTTTAATTAATTTTTCTTGCTCCTCAGTTAAGGCCTTAGGCAAATCTACAAATATGTTTATATAAAAATCACCATGCAAGTCAGGATTGTTGTATGAAGGAAACCCTTTTCCTTTTATTCTTAGCATAGTACCATTCCTTACACACTTAGGAATAGTATAAGTAATCTTTTTGTCAAAAACATCTATTGTTCCTTTACCTCCTAATAGAGCTTCATACATATCAATATGTCTTATTGTATGTAAACCTTTTTTGTCCAAATAAAAATTAGGGTCATCTTGTATTAGAATGGTTAAAATAAGATCTCCGTTTTGTTCTTCTGTCATCCCACGCTGACCTAAACCTTTCAGCCTCATTCGCTGTCCATTTTTTACACCAGGTCTAATGTCAACATTAATGGTTCGTGTGCCTAACCTAATTTCCTTAACACAACCATAATAAGCATCATATAAGGTAATGTAAATTTTAGAATCTACGTTACCACCTCTTGTACTAAAACCATGATGACCTCTGAATCCACCACCAAACCCTGGATTATTATAACCACCTGTCCTTATGAAGTCTTCAAAAAATGAATCGTCAAATGGCCCACTTCCAAATGGATTGCTTGCTCTTTGATCATACTGGGCTTTCTTTTTAGGATCACTAAGAGTTTCATACGCGTCTGCTATTTCTTTAAATCTCTCTTCATTACCAGATGATTTATCTGGGTGATATTCTTTAGCTAACTTTCTGTATGCTTTCTTTACTTCGGCTTCTGTAGCATTTTTGTTTACACCTAGTGATTGATATGGATCTTTCATTTCCAAAATAACTGTATGCCTATAAGGCTACACGCCAAGCATAAGGATACTATTGTTTTTGTGGTAATACCTTCACCAAGAAAATACCAAGTTAAAAATGTAAAAGAAATAATACCTGACCCAAATGCAATAAATCTACCAGGCCATAAAAGACCATCATAATACTCAACTATAAACCGAGTACCATAAATTAGTACATAACTTATACTGGTTCCAAATAAAATTGATACGGTTAAAGGGTTCTTTTTAAACCAAGGCCATACAAATTGACCATTTGTTTGAAACCATATTGCCGACTGTCCTAAAAAGAACAATAAAAATGCTAGGATTAATTTATTCATTTGTATAATATTTATATCCCATTCTTACCATGTGGTCCATGTGGGATTCCATTTGTTTTGCAGTTATCCATACAGAAGGCTCAGGTGAAACGATACCATCTTCTCTTTTATCAAATGCTTTATTTAAAAACCACTTTTCTTTTTTACTCTCCCACCAAAACCAAACCTTTTGCCATGATCTCGGTTTTTTCATATAAACCTTATTACCTTTATCCATGTGAGCTATGAATTGCTTATAGGTAACATCTTTATCCTTTTTCATTAATGTCTTTAATTTGAAGCTTCTTTATCTTTTCATCTAAACGAAACTTCTTTTCTTCTATCTTATTTGATAATTCCATTTGATTTGCAATTCTTTCAAGGACACTTGTTAATTTAGGGATATCACTTTCATAATATTTACGACCCATGCTAGTTCTAAAAAATTCTGACATAATAAGTTGTTTATTTTTATATACAAAAATAAGACTTAGTTTTATGAATATATAATCAAAATAACTACATTATGAAAAAGGTACCTTTATTTGAAGATTTTATCCCTGTAGGTTTTGCCACAGATAATGCTGCTCAATTTTCCTTAGGAGGAGTTAGCAACACTGAGACTGGATATAACATGGATGCTATCGTTGGTCCAGTTGAACAATGCTCAAACCATGTAGCAGAACAGGCTAACAGTTACGAAACAAATGACAATGCTGAACATACAGCAGAAGCATATATTAAAGAAGCAAAGAAACATATTAATGATAAGATAGATGAAGCATGCGAAAACTATTCTGCTATGGATGAATCTACTCTTAATGAAGGAACCGATATTAGTTCATGGAACCAAGCAGGAATTAAAGGTGATGCAAATGCGCAGATAACTACCTTCGCTGGTCCTAAGGATATTGAATCTTTTGGTTTAGGTAGAAAATGTATGCAAATAAATATCGGCAGAAATTATGTACAGCTAAACCCTGCTGATATTGTAGAACTAAAAGACCTTCTTAAAAACTATAAAGTATAATGATACCTAAATTTAATAAATATTTAAATGAAGCATCTGATTATGAATTTAAACCTAATGAGGCTGCTGCTAGATTAAAAGCTAGAGAAAAGGAAAATATCCAAAGATATAGAGCTGCTCAAGATAGAGGTGATAATTTTGCAATTGCTTTATATGAACTAAAAATCAAAATGGATAAAATTGATCTTGAAGGTTTAAAGGTACAAACAGAGATCCATAAGCTTAAACAAAAATTCGGTAAGTAATGATAGGTAAATTTAAAGAATTCTTAAATGAAAAAAACTTTATGGTAGCAACAGCTGATACTGCTGTTAAATATAGACTATCACATATGCCAATGTCAGGTTATATTGTAGCAATGGCAGCAAGCGGTAAAGAATTAGATAAAGAAATAAAATCAGGATTTTCTAAAACCGTAATTGCTAAAGATATAGAAGATATGTTAAATGATCAATTAAAAAAGTATAGACAGTTTATTACTGTAAGTGTTGATAATACTTATAAAGGAGCAGGTTATGCATTTACGATTGACATGGATGAATTACTAAAAACATTAAACAGATAATGGAGAATAACCAAGAAAGAGAAGACTTAAGTAAAATCCGCCACTATAAAGGTACAGTAAAAGATTTTAAAAATTACTGGGATGAAATGGCTGGGGTAGAAACCAATGCATTCGGTACTCCAGAATATCAAGGCTTTAATAATGTTCACCCAACTCGTGGTGCTAATGATAGTGATCATTGGAAAACTTCAAATGTAACCGAAGGTAGAAAAACAACCGACGGTTTAGGTGATGAAGGTATGGAGATATACCGAGACTTAGATTTACAGATAGGTCTTGACGATCCTAAGTACACTATTCGCAGTTACAAAGATATTGAACCTGCTATGAAAGATCATAAGTTATTTAAAAAGTTAAATCCTAGAGAAGTAAGAATATTAGGTAATGCATTAGGTAACTTAATGAGAATAGCAATTAGAATGGAAAGGTAATTTCTATTCCAATATAATATACCCTTTATCAACAGACCATGGTTCTTCGGCCCAAAGGTTAATTGCAATCGCCCCACGTCTTCCTTCAGTTACTGGTGACACACAGTGTGCGACATCACCAGGATTAAATATTACTAATCGGTTAGGTTTAGTTTTTATTACCTCTGGTGATTTATCTTCACCATCAGTATAAATCAAAAGATCACCACCAGTAAATTCAAAACCCTCTGGGTAATATACACAACCTAAAACTGGCTTAAGAGGTATACCATCATAATCTTTGTTTTCTTTTCTATAAGCAACATCATCGTCAAAATGCATTTCTAAATTATCTTTAAAAACTACACCTTCTTCATGATTGCCTGTAGCTTCCTGTAAGCCAGTCCAATATTCAAAACCGTCTAATGGTAAATCTATTCTTAACGGAAGGTTTTCATTAAAAATGTAATTTGCTAATTTTTGTTTAGTGTTATTTGGTTCTTTAGTCCACCATCCTTTCCAATACTTGTATATACCTGGGTCACTGAAAAAGGTATCATCATTTTTTATTTCATCTAATAAAGATTGGTCTACTATAAAGTTATCGAATACTGCTATCATAGTTTATTTAAATAATTTTTCAAGATCATTTTTCTTGATTACTTGTTTTAGCATCTTAACATAGTTTTTTGCCTCGGCATAACTTGCCCCTAAATATTCAAAGTATTCTTCTTCAGAATCCAACTTACTTAAATATCTACATTGATAAAAAGCATAATCATACACCGATTCTCTCCAATGATTGTAATATGCATGATTCCTTGATGTACCTTCTGCTGTTGTAATTCTACGTCTTGCTTGTTTCATTCCAAAGAGGTTATGATTTTCTAAAAAGATATCACTTTTCCAATGACCAGTTTCTAAAATGGATTGTGCCATAACTATATGTGGGTAGTCAACGTTAAGATCTTTTAACATAGAGACTAACCTATCCTGTGAAAATGTATCTACCTCAGCTATGAAAACTTGTGTTTCACCTTCTTGTAAATTTTCAATGATTATCTCCTTTGCGGTATTCCTACCTATAGAAAATCCAATGATAGCAATTAATAATAGAATTGATAAAAGATAAAGAATCCATGTCTTTATACATAGTTCACTATACATTAGTCTTTCTTTGTCGTATTTAAATATCATATACTTTTTTTAAGTTAATAAGGCAAATAGCATTAAAGAAAAATATGCCAATGCAAAGCCTAAGAATATATCTATTGATTTTAATTTAGTTAAAAAGTTTTTCATAATTCCTTTGATAAAAAGATCCACAGTATTACGTATATCCAAAATGCCGCAGGTATTAAAAATAGAAATGCAATCCTAAATAAAATTGAAGGTATGCCTAACCAATTACCTAGCCCTTCACAAACTCCACCAATATACCCGGAACCTCTGTATAGTTTATTTCCCATAAGTTTATTTTTAAAAATTACCTTCTGCTACCTGAAAACAATCCAAACCGTTTTCTCTCCACATCTTAACAACTTTATCTCTGTCATCAAATACACAAACAATATCGTTTTTCTTATCGCCTGGAAATAAAGTATCTAACCATTGTTGTTTTAATTTATCATCAGGCATCCATTTGAACGGATGACCAGTAGGTCTCATTTTCAATATGTCAAAAGGGACACCGAATTTTTCTAACCATTCTTTGGTCGTTTCCTTAGTTGCCTTACTTCTTCCACTTAAAATTATAATTCTATGACCAGAGTTTTTTAATATTCTAGCCATCTGAATTACTGGCCAGTTAGGTTTGTCTAAATTAATATTAGAAGGATCAAAGAATTTATCCCAATCCATTTTACCATCTTCCTTAGTTGAAATTTTTCGTCTTTCTTCAATATCAGCAAGAGTTCCGTCAAGATCAAAAATTACAGTATTAGATTTACTGTCCATTTCAAATTCATTAATGTCTAATCCTATATCCATATTTTTATTATTTTATTTAAATATAACAAAAGAATATGTAATGTGAAAGTTTTTAGGATTCTTTTTCTTCATTAGATCTTAGACTTTGAATATACATGGCCTTTTGTTTTTGTGCTCTTTTAATCTCAGATGGTTTAGTATAATGCTTTCTATTGGTAAGTTGTGATTTAAGCTTGGTTCTTTTTGCTTTAGCTTTATATCTTTTAAGCATTCTATCAATAGACTCCTTTTCCTTCTTTTTAATTATAATCATATAGTATATATTTTGTTGTGCCTAAAGGGATCGAACCTCTACTCTTCTGGACCAAAACCAGACGTGTTGCCAGTTACACCAAGGCACAAGGTAATTACTTACCTATTGTTTTTTACAATGAGAGATGCAATAGTGCCTTCTAATTGTTCAAATCTTTTATTGATTAGATTGTCATACTTATCAAATCTTGAATCAATCATTTTTCCTAACTCATCAGATTCTTCTCTGAACTCACTATCAAGTCTGCTTATTTCCTTTTCATAATGAGAATGTAATTTTTCTAACTCTTCAGATAAATCATCAGCAGTATCGCCAATGTAATCTTCAATGTCACTTGTGTTAAATTCAATTTTTGAAATTTTTGTCCAAACCTTAACCATACCAAAAATCCCTATGATGATAAGAACCGATAATACGCCTAAAGTAAAATAAAATGTTTCCATGTGTTTTTGTTTTTTTATAAAATAAAGTTCATTCCTTATTTATTATTATATACCTAAATGATCAATTGTTTAAGCACAAAAAACCCAGGGTCCTAGAATCCTGGGTTCAATGATTTATGTAAATTAATTTAGAATCGTAATCCGAATCCTAATGTAAGATTAGTTGTTTTTGTTCCAGTATGGTAAACCAATTTTGGATCAACGAACAATGCATCTTTATGAAAAGTAAACATTTTACCAATACCTAATTCAAGGTTATCAGTTTCAAATTCACTCATTCCTGCATATAGGAAAAAGTCCTGCTCACCAGCAGTAACAAAATATCTTGCATGTATATCAACAGCAAGGTCTTCAGATGAATCAGCTTGTGCTACTCCAAATCCAACCATAAGTTTATCAGTTACACCGTAACCTAATGTTGGGGAAATAGCCCAGTCAGTCCATGCTACATTTGCAACGTCACCAGTACCTACATACCAATCACCTTTTGCATTTTGCGCGTTTGCTCCAAAACCTACTAGGATTGTTAGAGCTAATGTTAAAATAAAATTTTTCATTTTTAAAATTTGTTTTTGTTATTATTAATTAATTGTTGTCACGTTTTAAAACACTTTACTTTTATGAGAATGAATCTAGTACTTAAATTACCATAAATTTTTAAGTGAGTAGCCGTGAACAGAAATGTCCACAGTTTTTTTAATGTTTTTGTTATATTTAATTATATAGCATTTTATATATTTGTTTCACATTTATTTTATAGACTTTTCAATAGCCTTTTTAACTGCTGAAGCAAATGATGTTTTATTAAAAGGTAATTCATCGTTTTGTAAATCTATAAATGTAGCTTCTACTGTAGATTTAGCCTTTCCTTTAACTTCTATTATCTTACCGTCTATATAAACTAGTAAAGTAACTATAGTCTTTTTGCTGACTTTAGTCCATGGTCCTATTTCTATTCCCGTAGTTGGTGCTTCTATTGAAGTTACTTGTACCTCAACAGGTTTTCCGTTTATGCATAGATCATATTTGTCAGAGATAATATCTTCCATCATCTGCTTAATACCAAATGTAATTCTTCTTTGGCTAATCTCTTCCATTTCAACTGTGGTTTTTACAGCTTTAATAGTATAACACTCTTGTGATAGTGCAAATACAGGTAAGCACATTAATGCTATAATTAAATTCTTCATATTAAAATCTTATTTTGCCACCAGTTAGTATTTGGTAGTTTAGGGCATTACCGTTAGAATGCCAAACACCGGTAAAGCTAATATTATATTTAAAGGTTTTTGTTATCTTAATATCCCATGAACTAAATGGAACTATTAAAACCCCAGGATCCCACCACTTACCTTCATAGTATTGAGTGAAAGGTGAATAAACACCTAGTATTAATGTTGAGGTAGTAATCCTTGGACTGATTCTAAAATTTCTATGTGCACCACCAACAGCTGATAAGTTTTGTAAATTTCTTTTTCCTAATTTCCCAAATGTAAAATTAGCACCAGCCATACCTGTAACTTTACCCCACTTCCATGATTCCAACGCAGTTGTAGTATTAAAATGATTTTGGTCAAAATCAGTCATTGTTGTATTGGCTCCTACTAGGTTAAATGTTTTGTTAGGATTAATCCAAGATTTGTAAAAGGTCAAACTAAAATCGTTTGTAACAGATGTGAATGTAAAAAGGGCGCCTTGGATTCTATTCTGTTCTGTGTTAGCTCTTGTAATAGAACCTACCACCTTTAATTGTTGACCATTAGAATTATCTCTATTATCAATAACTATGATGTCACCTGATGCAATTAGTGAACCTCTATTTTTATTATCTGCATCTCCGCCGTCTATTGCATTTGAAATAGAATTAGCTAATGACAAATTTGCACTACCTTCAGTTTCCTCCTCCTCTGTTACTTCTCCACTATTACCTTCACCACCATTACTACCTTCACCACCGCTACTTTGATTTGTATTACTTGATGTATTATTTTGAGATTCAGAACTAGAACTGTTATTATTACTATTTTGATTTTTAGATGAACCTTTCTTGTTTTCTTCTTCTTCACCAGCTGCATTATCTATAGCTTCTGCAACTGGAACCGCTGATGCGGATATTGCTTTAGGTAACATTTCTCCACCTAAGATTGACATAACATTCGTAACAACCAAGATAGTATTTTGAATAGCAATAGTATTTGAAGTATTCATAATTACTTGTGTTACACCTTGACACGGTGATGAACTATTGGCTTGTGTAACTAAATTCATCCATGAGTCAAATGTACCGTTTGTAAAATCATTCTGTGTAAATGTTTGAACATTGCCAAAATAATTTAAAGCAATAGAATTACTAGATCCCATTTGAATTGTTTGCTGATTTAATGTACAAGGATCTGTAAACGTATAAGACCATTGACTATAACTAGCTAACGGTATTAAGAATAGTAAAAATGTAATTATTTTATTCTTCAAATATTCCACGCTTAATCATTCTTTTTATAATACGAGCCGATGCGGTCTCTAAAGCCTTCTTGGTTGAAATACCAATTGTTGATTTATTAAACTTGACTTTATTATCTTCGCCAATTTGAGTTCTTTTAATTGTGACTGCTTCACCACTACCACTTCCTGTAAAAATAGTACCAGTCTCGGCATTAACAAATCTTACTTGCATTCCAATAATGGTCTTAAGAACTGTTTTAGTACCATTGATTGTAACCTCTTCTTCCTCTGATACAGAATAATCATATATTTCTACATATACAAAATATTCTGCCAATACAACATTACCTACCACTTTAATATCATTTGAGGATATACCTTTAGCAGCTGCTTTATGTTGTTTTACCATTCTTTGTTTTATATCTTCCTTATCTTCTGTAAATATAAATCTATCGGTCCATTCCAAATATGATAAGGTAATATTACTTACACCAAGACCTACTCGGTTCTCTCTTAACTCTGGATAAAATTCATATAGTTCTGGAGTAAAGCCAATATTTAAAACTTGGATAGGCAATTGGTAATCCAACATATAATCTGATACCTCATCTATATCTGATTTTTGTTCAAAGCCAGCTTTATAGTCTTCGGTTTCAGTTTTTCCTATTTGAGCATTAGCTGTAAGATTAAATAAAAGTAATGCAATTAAAAATATTCTTACCATGATATTTCTTCTTCTTTTTTCTTTTCCTTTGGAGGTATGACTATTGTTTTAGTTACTACTACTGTATCTTTTGTATTACTTGGTACATTGATTCTTTGCTCCATGACAGGTAAATCTACCTTGTCTTCTTTAGGCTCAAACACAGATTGCATATTGGCTATTAATAAACCGAAGGCTGCTGTTATAACTAAACCTATCCCGGTTACTATTTGATTTTTAATTTCTGAAAAGAACCCTCCTTTTTTGTCTTCCATCTTATTTCTTTATTATTTTAAAAGTTTTTACAAATACTCCATTTGTTATTTGCAACAAATAAACACCTTGGCTTAAATCAGATAAATCTGTTTGGAATGAAACATACCCACTAAAGAATTTTTTCCTAAAGGTTTTGTATACCACTCCGCTATAACTAATTATTCTTATTTCATAATCACCATTATCAGGCACGGTTAAATCAAAAGTTAATAATCCTTGTGTTGGGACTGGATATACTACACCATAAATGCCATCTATTGGATTAGTGTCAAATGGTGCCATTCTTTTATTAACATACCCATCAGTATTTAAAACTTCAATATCCCAGCCTAATTCTGTACCTGCTGTTTTTCTACCAATCGTAATAGGAATAGTATCCCAGTCTTGGTTAGTGACTCTAAATCTTATTGTAAATAATTCAGTAGTGTTACTTATTGTATAGGTACCAAATGAAGCATCATAACCACCCCACCTAACAGTTTCCCCTTCCCAATCCATTGTATAGGTTAACCATTCTTGTGCTTTAACAGTAACACTAATTGATACAAATTCTAAATAATCAGAATCATAATTTAGTGCAAATTCCAAACTACCAACATCTTCACCTGTAGTTTCAATTTCAATAGGTAAGTTAATGTACTCACTAACAGGCACATCAATCTCAGGTACGTTAAATACGACCTGAGACTGAGCGCTTGTAGCTAGTAAAAATAGTAATGTTAGTAATATACACCTCATATTAGTTTAAACCTGTACCATTGGCATCACCTAAGATTAATAGGTAAAAGTTACCAGTGGTAGTTCCATTAATCTGTGGAGATAAAAACTCTGTTAGACCTGGAATAGAACCTGACTGATCTGAACTTGACGCATTAATAGTATTGTATTGTGCTTCAGTAAAAAACAATACATCTGGATTAGAAGCGTAACTTGAGTTACCTTGTGCTAATCTAGAAAATACTAAATATGAATCTGATGCTGTAATTCCAGAAGCTTGATTTGTATTTGCAGTATAGAATTGAATACCAGAAGCTGATTGTACGCCTGCAGCAATTTGTGCTATCATATTTGCATCAGCTGTTGATAGTGCTGTACTTGCATCTAATCCACTTGCAATCTTAAGTCTGATTTGCCAATAAGCTTCATCAATGTTCTCTGAAAATACCGCCGTTCCATTTGCAGCAGTTGTTACAGTGGTAACATCTGTCCAAGAAGAACCATCCGATGATTTTTGTAAAATTACAGGGATTGATTCAGCTGGGTTAGTTGCGTTGTTTAAAATAGTAGCAGTATAATCAAATGCTGGTTCTATAAAGTCACCACCATTATCTGATGTACCTAAGACCCCATCCGTACCATCAGCTTTTACATAATAAGCAGTAAGATCAGTAGTAAAATCTACATCAGCAATTGATCCATTTGTATAGCTTGATTTAAAAGGTACTTCTATTGTAAACATGTTACCCGTGATCATATTGAAAGTAGTGGATGATCCAGTGTAAACCCACACTACTTTTATAACACCATTTGTTGTATCAGCATCATAAGACAAATAACCGGCAGGACCAGATGTATTGTTATATGCTACTGTTGGTTCATCAAATACTGTGTTATCATAACTGAACGAAAACTGAATACCTTTAACTGCATTACCAGATGTGTTATCATAGTAAATATCAAACTCGGTGTTTGAACTAGACGCAGTGGATTCTAAAGAATACGTTGAATCAAGAATAACATAAGGCTTGGTAGCATCAGGTGCAGTCGTCTGCGCAGAGACAGTCATTGTACTGATTGCTAAAGCCAGTGTTAAAAGAATGTTTTTTAGTTTCATTTGTTTTTAATTATTTTTAGTTTTTATGACCCGCTCTTATTACATAGAAAGTAGTTTGATTTCCATTGCTCAAATCAAAGAGGGACCATGCTCCATATCCGGAGAGTTGTGATTTGTCATCTATGTCTACTGAAACCGCATCCCAGACATAAGGTTGCTGCCAGTAATTTGTAGTCCATATTTCCTGTCCTCCACCAGGGTAACTGGAAATGTTGCCTTGTCTCTTCTGGTGCATTAGATAAATGTCAGATGCTGAAAATGAACCTGTGTTATTTATATCAAGCCTCCAATAATCTTTTGAACTAAATGTATCTGATAATAACCTATCTTGAAACCAGTTAATATCTGAAGTTGTAAGTGTTGCTATTGTTGGAGAGATATCTATTGTAAAATCGTAATCATTGTAATTTAATGTAGTATTAAATGAATAATACCCATTTGAATCTGTTGTTGTAGTGGCTTGAGTTGTATATGAGAATCCAACTTGGTTTTTATTCTGTGTCTTTAGATAAACAGTTTGTCCTGCAATACCTTGTTCTTCTGCACCTTTAATATAACCACTCGCTGTGATAGGTACTGCGTTAGGATCTGTAGCAGACCATTCTGCAAATGGATGGCCGGGACTGAGTTGATTAAATTGACCTGTATTGTAGTTAGCAGGTATTTCATATTGAAAATTAGCAGCACCTATACCACCAAAATTCTGTATTCTATATTCAAACTCATACCATGTATCTTTATCTAAGGTTGCCGTACCATAAGCCCATACATTCCAACCATAATGTTTAGTAACTATATCATTAGTCTTACCAATACCTTTAATCATAAACTCATGTGAGTCATCTGTAAAAGTTCTAAATCTATATGTACCTGTTTTATTAGGCTTAAACCAACCGGAATAGATAATTGCATATCTTTGGCTACTCCATCTTGGTGGATTCCATAGTTGATAAGGAGTATGATTACCACCTCTTGGACCTTGGTAACTTGTTATATCTATAGGTCCTTCCGTATAGAGTGTAGTACCGCCATCGGCAAGATTAACCATAGCGTCAAATTCTGAGTGAGAATTAGCATTACCTGTATAATATTGACCTGATTGATTCCCACCGTAATGAGTCTTAAGTGACTTTATGTTTACGGTAGTCTGTGCATTAAGAATAGGCATTCCTAGAATAAAACATAAAAGGAATAACTTAAAGAATCTCATATTAGTCTAAACTATTTTTAGTATTTATTTTTAATGACCAATATTTTTAATAGAAATTTCTTATTTCCTTATAAAACTAAAAAAGACCGGATAAACCGGCCTTTATAAAAATACTATTTTTTATTCTTCAATATGAACTACTGATCCTGATGGGATAACAGTATTTGCAGGAATATTTACACCTTCATTAATAGTTACATTATCTCCAATTGTTACACCGTCCCCAATAATACAATTATTGTCAATAATAGTGCCGGCTCCAATGTAAACACCATTACCTATACTAGTACCTGGTCTAATTAGTGAACAGCAGCCAACAATTAACCCTTCACCTACTCTTACATCATCTAAGTTATTGCATCCTTTAAAAAATGTATTAATAGTACTTCCTTTTAATTGAATATCCATTGCTGATAATCTATCTTCACCGGATTGTAATGCAACGACCCATTCACCTGGTCCTGCTTGCGGGTAATCATCCTTGTTAAATAATTGATAAGACCCTTGTGTTAAGAGAGAAGAAACTTTAGTATACCAATCGCCTTCTCCACAGTAAATGTTTAACATATTCTTTATTGTTTTTTTATATATTTAGTTAGTGTAAGTTATATCTAAATTACCTGCTGTAGTATCAGTTACCCAATAAGGTGGTGGTGAAGTAACACTTTGTAAGTAAATGCTACTTTCAGGTTTCATCATCTCTTCAATCTCTTCATCAGTAAAATCCTCTAACATATTATTCATTACCATATCCAATGCATGATCC